GGCATCTCATCGAAGCTCCCGTTATCTATCTCGTTTAACATCCAGACACCTGACCAGCTACCGTTAGTCTGTGGTGTCAGATAATCCTCATCATGCTGGTAGTAGATACCTGCAAAGATACCTGTTACTGCTGCCCCGTCTGCCTTCCTAGCGAAGGCTATGTCTCTGTCTTGTACGTGGCCTTGGACACACGACATCATCTTCTTCTGAAGCAGTAGCTTAGCATTAGATACAGGACGGCCCATAACACCGCTAGTAAAGTAATGACTATATACAATGCCATCCAGAATAACTGGCTCAAGAAAATCATAGACTTCCCAGCCCATCTCTTCAAGCTGTAAATCATCATAGCTTATCAGTCCCTCCAGCTTAGCATCTGACTCTACTGCTCTCTCTATCCTATGCTCGTGGTTGCCTAAGCAGAACACCAGTCTAGGGTTCCATCTCTTACGTTTGCCTTTCTTTAATCTCTTCTGCTCTTTACGTATAGGCTTGAGGAACAGCTCCATAGCATCTATCCCTGCTTGTATATCACTGGTGTAACGTCTACCCTCAAAGCTCTTCTTGCCTACGTCATAGGTGGACAGTGAGGGCATATCCCAGTGGTCTCCCAAGTGGACTATAACATCAGGCTTCTTATCTACTGCATATTTACCTGCCCACTCCAGATGGTCGATAGGATACTCTGGCTTTACTTGTGTGTCTGGTATTATTAGATGCTTCATCTTAGTCACCCATTGTTAGACTCTTAAAGTTCTCTTTGATTGTGTCAATATCAAACAAATACATTTTAGTTTCTGACCCACTATCCCCTCCTACTTTGATTGAATGATACTTCTCTCCGGCAATTAGCTTTTTAAGCCTTGCGCTAGACACAGCAAACAATCCTTCCCCCTCAGGTGTATGTAGTTTATAGATGTAGTACGCTGCTTCACTTCTATCTATGCCCGAAGGCTTACCACGGCACTGGAACTCTACTGCTACGTTACCTGTTCTTTTGCACATAAAGTCTTCTTTAACTTCAATCAATACGACATCGCCACTCTTTAGTTTTACTTTTATATCATAGCGGTAATCGTTGTTTAGTTCTATTACTTCATGGCCTTCATCAGAAAACCACTGAGCTACCTGCTCCTCTGTCTTAGCAGCTAGAAGAAGGTCTTGCTCAAAGCTGTAGTGAACCATAAAGACTAATCATCCCAGGAGCCACAGATAATAGCTCTGTCAGTGTAATAGGTAGCCATAGACTCAAAGTAAGCTATCATGTGTAGATGAAGGCTTGGCCCTCCGAACAAGAAATAACACATAATAACAGGGAGAGCTAATAGCGAGAGGCTATCTAACACTCCAGCTAAACGGGATGTCATATTCGGTGAAGTATCTAAAGCCTTGCTTCTCGGCCCATTCGCCATGTGTGAATTTTGTTCCATCTCTTCTCTTCCTCGCTCCTGGCATGGGAGTCTTCGGGTTGTAGAATATAAAAACAAGTTCGTCATGTTTGCTTAGCCCTTCTGCTATGTCCACGTACTTCCTAGCTTCTTGTCTGTCTCTGAACCTACCTTTGGCTTCTATGTAGATAGTGTTCTTGCCATCGTGGTAGATAAAGTCAGGGAGGTAGGTCTTGTACTGGACGTACTTAACAGTGTCGGAGTGACACTTACAGCCTTTGAGCTGCTTGTGGTGGAGGTCATATTCGAACCAGCTATCGTAACCTTTGGGTGGTCTGCCAGTTCGCTTCTTCTTTTTATTGGGCTGCTTCATGCGGTGGAGTCCATATCTCTTCCGGCTTGCGCCTGAGCCATAACAGTCTTGCGTTCTCAATCACACGCTCCTCAGACTCGTGGAGTTCAACACACTTATCATACATCTCCTGTTCGGTTAATCCTTCCAGTAGCTTCAGAGACTTCTTATCGCCTATGCCGTTGATACCCATGATGTTATCTATCCTATCACCCATGAGTATCTGCCTGTAGAAGAACAGTAGTCCTTCCTCTGGTGTTACATAATACTTTTGTTTCTTGACGAAGTTGTAGTGCCAACCAGGAACTTGGTCGAAGTCTTTGTCTACGCTACAGATAATGCAGTCATCGCCTAGCTCACTAGCTTTAATAGCGATGGCATCGTCAGCTTCTTCGCCCTCTGATACGATAGCACCCCACTCTCCCTCAAGAGCTGCCCTGATGAAGTCGATTTGCTTTGGCTTTTCCTTAGGGCGGTTGCCCTTGTAAGGAGCTGTGGTGGCTATGTCGTTACGGTAGTTGGTACGCCCTGTGAGATAGAGCTGGAAGTCTTCAAAGTCGGAGGAGAGTGCTATGATAGTGCAGACATAGCTATGTAGTACATCGAGCAAATACTCTGCTGATTTATTTTCTTCTTTTTCCGCAGCGTATCCTATTCGATAGCATATTATATCTGCATCTATAAGTATCATAACCTCTCCTCCTTAGCTTTGAACTATAGAGCTACTTCTTCAAGCTCCATAGCTGTGGCTGGGCCTTTGTCTCCTGACTCTCCTGAAGACTCATAAGGAATCAGGTCAGTGATGAAGAACTTAAGCATCTTAGGTGACCTGCCTTTGTTGTTTCTCCAG